TGATATTGGGGCCACCAGAGACTTGGAACCCTAGACATATTATTGAGGATTGGATCTTGTCTGAAGCATCAGACTAAAAAAGAAGGCCAACAATCTTAAGGTGAAAAGCAATAACACCGTCAATCGTTGGCCCTCAAAAACGACAACTGAAAGATCGAAAGGACATCTCAACTATATTCCAGACCTTGATTTTTCAAAAGATTCCGCCGAATCTGTCAACGATGCGTCAAGTTTGATATGCATCCCAATGCCCTAGCCAGGACAAAAGGAAACAAGTACAGTGGCAAGACCTAGACTCGTTACGGCCGAGGAAATAGAAGAGGCAGCAGAATTCTCACCCTCTGGAGCTTTCACCGCAGCCACCTTAGGCATCAACGAGCATACCTTGCAAAATTCCTGCAAAGAATATTTCGGCTGCACTTACCCCGAATACGCTGCCAAACTAAACGGTAAATGGACCAAGAAAATGATCAAGCGTGGGATTCAGTTAGCCCTCGAAGGAAACGAGTCCATGCTCAAATTTATGCTTGGTCACTATGCAGGCATGTTCGAACGCCACCGCCACGAAGTCACCGTCCAGCAAATCACCCTTAGCTATTCTTTGGATGAGCAACCAGTCATTGAGAAGGCCTCTGCGATTGATATTAGCCCCATAGCAAAGACTTCTGATGACACCCAATCTAACTGAGTTCCGACCGCTTCCAACACAGTGGCAGGTGTTAAGAGACATCAAAAAGAACTTCGACTATGACCTTGGCACCCATGAAGTGCTATTGTCCGGGTCCGTTGGATCCGCAAAAACTCTACTTCTCGCTCATCTTGCTTGCGCTCATGCTTTGGCTTTTCCTGGAGCTCACGTTGGTATAGGACGACGCACTAAGCCAGAGCTCAAAGAGACTCTCGTTCACATCATCTATGAGCACCTAGATGGCATCATTGATCAGGGCTACAACAAAACCACCGCCAACTTTAAACTTCCAAACGGTTCACGCATCACGTCATTTAGTTGGGCCGATGGATCTTACAAGAAGTTTAGATCGCACGAATTCTCGATGTTCTTGGTTGAAGAGCTCACAGAAAACGACAGAGACCTCTTCTATCAAGAGATGTATCAACGCGTGGGAAGAGACAACGGCATCAAGGAAAAAATAATCTGTGCGGCGACAAATCCGGACGATCCTAGTCATTGGGCGTATAAACGGTGGTTCATAGAGAAAAAAGAAACAAGGCATGTCTACTTTTCTAAGACATCAGAAAACCCATACCTTCCAGAGTCTTACGTTGAACAACTTGAAGCAAACCTAGACCCAAAAATGGCCCGACGTATGCTATACGGTGAATGGCTTTCCATCGCTCAAGATGTCATCTACTACGCCTATGACAGAGCCAGGAACTATGTGGAGCAACCATACAAGGTGGATAACAGATTCCCTATTCACCTGTGCTTTGACTTCAACATCGGTGAAGGTAAACCCATGTCCGCTTGCCTCTTCCAAAAGATCGGCAATATTTTCCACGTCTTTGCTGAGGTCATTGTCCTTGGTTCAAGAACGCACGATCAAATGGAAGAGATGGCAGCTCGTGGCCTGCTTGATTATCCAACAACCTACATCATCAACGGTGATGCGACTGGAAAAAGAAACGATACACGAAGCGTTCAATCTGACTACGACATCATCAAGAAGTTTTTGGCCAACTACCGTCCTAAGTCTGGGCGCGCGATCAACTTTGAAATGAAAGTGCCCATGTCAAACCCGCCAATCAGGACTAGGCACAACATTCTCAATGCACAGTTTCTAAACGAAAAAGGACAGGTCAGGCTCTTTGTCCACAACTGCAAAACCGTTGATGAAGGTTTGCGATTGACCAAACTCAAACCCGGGGCACAATATCTGGAGGATGATTCAAAGGCCGCACCATATCAACACGTGACCACCGCTCTAGGGTACGGAGTTGTCAGGACTTTGCGTGATGAAAACGTGCCGAGCATAACTATGCATCAGGCTGACTAACTGGGGGACCTCTTTGGCTTACAATGTTTTGAATCCTGATGTTCGAAAAGCAATCCTTACTGAAATCATGAGCGAAGAGAATCTAAGACGCAAAGAAGAGTCACTAAGGCGCCTTGAAATCTACAAACAAAATCAAAAGCGCTTCATCATGCAAGCTCTTGTGAATGAGTTTTCAGTCAAGACCGTTTCCAACATGCGCACTCTCACATCAATGAACATGACTAAAAGAATCATTGATCAAAAGGCTTCCATCTATCGTGAGCCACCTGACAGAACCTTTTTTAGATACAGCAAGCTAGAATTATCGGAGCAGGAGATTCAGCAGTGCCAAAACATCTATGAGGTCGGACGCTTCAACGTTAACTTCAAAACTGCTAATAGAATGTTCAAGCTTCAAAGTGACCAGATCCACTTGCAGGTCATCCCTCAAGACGACAAGATTTGCTTAAGAGTCTTGATGCCTCATCACCTAGATGTCATTCCAAGTGAAACAAATCCAGACGTTGGCGAAGTGTACATCACATCAGTCATGGATAGATCACGCCTACTCAGGAACATGTATGAGGATGTTCAAGGATGGCAACTTGGTAACTACCGCGACACGACCGATCAAAAGATTGCAGATCCAGATGATGAGCAATCAAAAGCCAACATGCGATTTGTATGGTGGACAAAGGAATTTAACTTCGCAACCAACGGGCACGGGGAAATCGTCAACACTGAAAACGCACCAATCGACACCGCAAGGGAAGAGGAACTTAAGAACCCAATCGATATGATTCCTTTTGTCGATGTCTCTTCAGCTAAGGACTATGAATACTGGATGCGTGCTGGAAGCTCAGTCTGTGATTTCGCAATTGAGATGGGCGTCATGCTTTCAGACATGTCAAACACCATGCGCCTCAACGGCCACATTCAAGGTGTGATCTACTCTGAAAAACAACCTGGCACCATAGCTGTTGGTCCAAACGTCTTCATTCACATCCCTCTTGATCCAGACAAACCAATCCAGCCACGACTTGAAATGCTTTCACCAACCGCTCAAATCCAAGAGCAAATGCAGACCTTGGAATCATTGATACAGTTGTTGATTGCTCAAGAAGGTCTTGATGCGAAATCAATGATAGGGACAAATGGTGGTGCAACGTACTCTTCAGCCATTGAACGCTTGCTTGCATTGATTGAGAAGTTTGAAGCAAGCCGCGATGACATCGATGCATTCTCAGCTGCTGAAGCTCAAGTATTTGATATTGCAAAAGCTTGGTCCAATAGCCTTGTGAATACCTTTGATGAAGACCTGATGCCCACAATGGTTCCAGATCTAAACATCACGACCATCCCTGATGACACTCGCGTCACGGTATCCTACGCAAAGCCAGAAGAGATGAAGTCAGAAAAGGACAAGGTTGATCTTGCCATCCTTCAACTAAACGAAGGTCTAATCACCAAGGCTGAAGCCATTGCAATGATCCGGGACATCCCTGTTGAGCAAGCTAAGCAAATCGCCGAAGAGATGGACGACGCTCAAGCTGTTGAGCTTCAAGACATGGCAAAAGCATCAATGAAAAGAATGAACAAAGGGCCTGATGGCGAAACCTTATAAGGAAGTAATTTCAGAAAAGAAAATGGAGCTGGAAATCAGCCTCGATGAACTATTCGGGACTAAGGTTCCAAATGACCAAGCCTTGAGGGAAGCCATCGGACAATCTGTGATCGACAAGATTGTGAACAGAACTGAATCAGGTGAAGGCGTCAACGGGCGTCCATTCAAACCCTATTCAGCTGCCTATAAGAAAAGCAATCAGTTCGATGTTTACGGGAAATCAAACGATGTTAACCTCACTCTCACAGGTGACATGCTTGGGACCTTAGACATCAAGGCTCAATCAAGAGGTGTGATAAAGATTGGCTGGCAAGACTCAACACAAAATGCAAAGGCCTTCAATCATCACACTGGAGACACTCTTCCCAGACGACCTTTCTTTGGGTTGAAG